CGCATTTCTAAAACAACCATAACGGTAGCTTATCCAACCATATGTGGTTGGATTTGATATCGTTATCTTGTTGACGAGTACTTTGTATGAGCTAGTTAGATATTTCGTAAGCTCATTTTATGTTATTTGAATCGTAACATTCATATTTAAAAGATTCAAAAACTCTTTTCACTTACATCTTATTGGTGTAATTACTCATTTACAACAGACGTTTTCCAAAAACTAAGGGCGTTTATTCGGGTGTTTATCACCCATTCTCTTAAAATAACTATAGGCGAGGGTCCCTCTCTACGGTCGAGGTTACCATAATTATCCCCCTATACTCCAAAGGATTTTCATCTGTTTTATCCTTGCACACAACATCCCCCACTTTTAAACTTAATCATGTTGAAGTACAATTTCGAAGAGTCCCCGGGAACGGAGTATTTAAAATCTTTTAAAGCAAATAAAATAAGCGACGATCTATTGCTTCTTATGAAGTTCAGAAATCATTTAAATTACTTAAAATCTTTGAGGTTGAAGAAAAGTGTAAAAGCTTATATATTAACCCGAAGTGTTCATTTTAAAAGGAGATTTTATAAATCTATAATTACATATTTTAAAAATTTTAAAAAACAAAATAAAAAACTTACATTATTACATAACTCTTTTTATAATGAACTTAATTGTGACATTGTCACATTACAATCTGCTTCGGCAGATGAATTTGAGCCATTAAATTTATCTTGGCTCAAAATACCAGATTTCTTCAAATTGAAAGAAATTTTGGTTAATTTAGTAGGTACAGAACATGTTGACGATACTATAAAACTAATGGAGGATTTGTTCCTTTTTGCCAGATTATTATTTAAATCTGATGGTATTAGTGACTATTTTGTAGCTATTATGACCTTTGTCAAACTCAGACTGGGTGACAAACCTCTTTTAAACTCTAAAATTTGGAAATTTTTAACTGAGTATTTTAAAAACGGTGAGGAACAACAACAGGTTGATATGATAGATGGTTCCCGACGACTATTGAGTAGTTGGGAAGCATTTAGGCAATCTAAATTATATGAAAAACTTTCCGGTTTGTTCCTTTATGTTTTATCCTTTGTTTTTAAAGTTAACAAAGATGTAGAGATTAAAGTTTGGCATATCGACGAAATGCGTCGTGAGTATTTAGCTAATAATTACCACATTGACGCATCATTCTTTTATACTTTGATTGATACTGCTACTTTTGTGGCAGAGAGAGGTAGACAATATTTTGCCACAGGAACTATAGACAGTCTTCTACATAGCCCTAAAGGTTATGAGGATTGGTATACTGAAGTTACAAAACTTATTAGACAATATAGGATCAGTAATGGTCTTAACATTGTTGAACCTCATGATATATGTGTGGTCCAGTGGTTAGATCAGGCTGAAAAAGCTCTGACCAAAGCTGGACAAATACTCAAACACAAAGATTCTCTAGACAAAATCACGGTTAGATTAGTTAGAGAAGTTTCTGAACGTCTCGATATGATGTACTGTGATTATATAAATTCAGAAGTTGGTAGTAAATTTAAAGTTCCTGCTCTTGGAATCCTTATTTATGGGAATTCTGGAGTGGGTAAAACCTTTATAACAGAGATTATATTTAAGATTACTGGTCTTACGTTAGATAAACCTGTGTCTGATGAGTATAAATTTGTTTTTGCACCAACTGACAAATTTTACACAGGTCTTAAAACCAAAAAGTATTTCGCATTGTTTGATGAGATAGGTGCTTTAAACCCTAAGAAAGCTCAAGAAGATCCTTCTGTTATAGAACCTATTAGGGCTGTTAACCCAGCTCCTCAAACTCCACCACAAGCTGAATTAGCTTTAAAAGGTATGATTCCTACTAATTTTGATGTAGTTTGTGGTACTACTAATGTTAAAGACTTAAATGCATCACATTATTTTACATGCCCTAGTGCCGTTCAAAGACGTTTCAAGTATGTTATAACTGTCGAAGTAAAACCACAGTATGTTATCGAGGGGAGATTAAGTATTCCTAATGACTATGAACCAAAAGGTTTTGATGATTTTTGGATATTTACTATTGAACAATCTTCTCCTAGATTATACAATGCTGAGAAGAAGTTTTATCCTAATTGCACCTATAAGTGTGTTTTAAAAACTGATTCTATATATGAAATGATCAATTGGTACAGAGATGCTCTATTAGAACATAAGAGCATGGAGACTAAAATGTCCACTAGTGTTGATGTTATGCGTTCTATGGAAATTTGTAAAGGATGTCTAAGACCCCCTTCTGATTGTACGTGCGACATTGTAAATCAGTCTGAACTTACTAATGTTGACATAGAATATAAAGCCGTTTTCCGTACTAGTCCCATACGAGTGATGGACAAAAGAGACAAACGTAGAATAAAATTATTAAAAGCTATACAACCTATTTGGCGTAATGGTGAAACTTGCCAGAATTGCAATGAAGGTGAGATTGGAAAAGATCATTTTTGTAAAAGTTGTAAGATGGTTGATCAATGTTGTCACCAGAGATGCCATTGGGTTGGCAAAACCACGAAGGTTATTTTTCCTAATAGTGTAGTTTTCACTTGTCCATATCATACATGTACAGAAGATCCCGTCCCTCTATGGCCTGATAGTGCCTTTTACTATTATGAGCCCATTTTTGTATGGGAGCAATCTGATTTTATTTTAGAAGATCCTCTCGTTGTTGCTCATAGAGAAATGGAGGGAGCAAATAGTATTGAAGAATTAAATCGTATCTATAGGCAGAATGCAAGAAGATTTCATCCTGATAGAGGAGGTTCAACTTCTAGATTTCAAATATTTAAAGATGCTTATGACACTATTAAGAATCGATTTTCACCTTCAAATTTGTTTAATTTGAGAGGTGAATGGATGAAATACAATAATAGTTTCATGGGAATTTTTGCTGTTACTGCTACATTTTATTGTGGTTTATTTTGGATAATTATGTTATATCTCAATTATAAATCTGCTAAGTTTGTTGCCTCTAAATTATGTTCTTATTATGGGAGACCAGCATCTATTTTGTATTGGATTTATTTATTTATGGCAAAAATTTCATGGGATAACCATATATTCCGTTATATACAATTCGTGTTATTAGATAAGATGTCTTCCTTTTTGGATGATGCTACAATCGAATATATTTTTAAAACGTCTAATAATGCGTTGAATTGCATGTCGAGAGGGGGTTATAAGGCCCTTACTTGGATAAAACAGCCTAAGAACTTGATAGGTATTTGTGCTGTTTTACTCGTTATGAAGACTGCCTATGAATTATTTAGGACTCAAGAGCAAAGTTCATTAGATAAATACGCAGAACCTCCGAGGAAATTGAATTTGGAAGTATCCCCCAACTGGTACACACAAGAAGTGGATACTAATTCCCTGAGTATATCTCCCATGTCGGTATCTTATAATTCAACTCCTAGACATAATCTGGAAGATATTCTTTATAAAAGTACAGTATTACTTAAAATCTATTCCGCTAGTGATGTTCCTGGTAAGGTATCTGTGGCGAGAAACCATGCATTTAATATAACTGGAAGGATTTTTGTTTCAAATTACCATGCTTTTAAGACTATTGATGGAAAAAATTCTTTGGAAGGTGAAGCATTAATTGATATTGTTGTCATTAATTCAGTAAAACCTTTTCATGATAATATGAAATTTAAACTTAACCCTAAAGATGTATATAGAGTAAGAGATGATATTATATTCTTTGAAATACCTAATCGGGGCAATGGAAAGAATTTGACCGATTTATTTCCTGGTCGCGGAGTTAATGTAGCAGCAGATGGTTTTCTTACTGGTGTTACCCCTGAAGGCGCTAAGAAGATAAACAATTTAAAATGTATTTGTTTAGATAATTCTTCGAAAGGAAATAACTGGAGATATCAGTATTATGGTGATCCTACTAATGTTGGTGATTGCGGATCACCTATTGTATGTACAACTCCTGGTAGTACTCTTATAGTAGGAATTCACGGATCTTTAAAAACTAATATTTTAGGTCAGGTTGTCCACGGAAGTGGATTAGCTATTTATAGAGATGATATTCAAGATTATTTACTTCATTCAGCAGGAAAATATCAATTACAGCATTTTGTTGAAGAAGGTTTACCTTACCTAATAAAAGATCATCAAAGATTGAAATTATATCCAGTTACAAACAGTATATTTCAATATAGGAAAGAAGGTCATTGCCTACTCTTTGGCTCGTTAACAAATTTTAAACGAGGATCAAGTTCGAGAGTTACAAAAACTTTATATCATGAAGATATATTAGAACTTGGCTACCCAGATAAGTATGGGGCCCCAATTCTAAAAGGTTATAAACCTCATCAGAAAAACTTGACTCGGTTATTAGATAGAGACTGCAATTTTGATCTACATTTACTTAGGGAGTGTAGGGACGTTTGTATTGAGCATTTCGTTAGTAACCTTCCGGAAGAGGCTAAAGAGATGGTTCATGTGATAGACGAATATACTGCTATCAATGGGGCACCTGGTATATCTTACCTTGACGCTCTAAAGAAAAATACATCGGCAGGTTTTCCTTATAATAAATCGAAAATCCATTTCATGACCCCTATGGATCCCAACGAGATACATCAGGAGCCCTGGTCTATTAATGAAGAGATAGCCGAAAGGCTCGAGAAATTGCTCGAATGTTGGAAGAATGGTAAACGCTACTGCCCTGTGTTTATGCAAAATCTTAAAGATGAAATAAGGAGTATTAAGAAAATCATTGATTCTAATACTAGGAGTTTTACAGGATCACCTATAGAACTCACTATTGCTATTAGACAATTATATTCGGGTCTCGTTAGATTAATGCAAAATTATAGGCATGTGTTTTGTACTAGTGTAGGTATAGATGCTACTTCTGTAGAATTTGCCCACTTGTATAAAGATTTTGCCAAGTTTAATAATAAAGGAGCCGGAGATTTCTCTAAGTTCGATCAATGTCAAGGAATTACAATTTTAATGACTGCTTTCGAAATGTTATATTATATGATGTTCATTTGGGGAAACATGAACCCTGATCTTAAAATCCAATTTTGGTGTTCCGCTTGGGATATCATTTGTTGCTTTGTAAATTATAATGGAGATTTAGTCATGTTTTTAGGATTTAATCCTTCGGGAAACCCACTTACCGTCATTATAAATGGATTGGTTAATTTGCTCCTTCATATTTATTGTTGGGGAAAGAGATGTAAAGATAATGATAAACTTATTTCAGATTTCTTTAAATCTGTTTTCTTATCAACCTATGGAGATGATAGTATCTTCTCCACAAATTTGGAATGGTTTAACCAAATCATGCTAAGGGATGAATTACAATTACTAAATATTACATATACGATGGCTGATAAATCGGAAGATTTTATTCCGTTTATACCAATGAAAGATGTAACATTCCTTAAAAGAAGCTTTGTACTTCATGATGATCTCCAAGAAATTGTTGGTCGCCTAGATGAAGCTTCAATCATTAAATCTCTCCTATACTGTGTTGGATCAAAAACAGTATCTCTTAAATATCAAAATAAAGACTCTCTGGGCAGTGCACTCAGGGAATTCTTCTTTTATGGTAGGGATACCTTTGAGATATGGAGGAAGAGATTTATGGATTATGTAGTCAAATATGATTTGACTGATGATCTAAATTATTTACCCACTTACGATTCTTGTATACAAAGATATAAGTCTAATAGTGAATCTCGCATAAGAGATTTAAATATAGACCCTTTTGGACAAGATGACTCGCTTGAAATTTTACTAGATAATTATTCGTTAGATAACCCCGTCGATTCCCTTGAGTCGAGCCACGTAGATACCCCCAATGACCCACAAGGTAGGGGTGTTGATACTATGCTCTTAGATCCGAAACCTAGGTTCACGGTAGAGGATATTCCTCCTGGGATAGTAAACAAAATTGGTGAATTGCCGAAAGCTCTAATTAACGAGTGTACCGTGCTTACGGAGACGCATGAAACCGCTGAGGATGGAACTTCAGTAACATCATTTATATCGCCATGCAGAGTTTTAATAAACAAACAGTAGAATTTTCTGATTTAGAAAGTACAAACCCAGTTATCATCCCTAACGGTATGGATCCTTCTTTTAGGTCCAATACTGTTAAAGGTGCTGATTTGGGAGATTTTCTTTCTAGACCAGTCTTGATCAAATCTTATACGTGGGTGGAAAATACCACTATTTTTGATCAAATAAACCCTTGGAATTTATATTTTAGTAATTCCATTATTTCTAAGAAATTAGAAAATTACTCCTTAATAAATTGTAAACTTAAAATTAAAATTATTATTAATTCAAGTCCTTTTTATTATGGATACGCCATGGCTTGTTATCGGCCTCGAACTGATATCAACCCGGACAATATAGCAACTGGTTCCGCTTATTATACAAGCCAGGTTCTGTATTCGCAACAACCGCGTATTGACATTTACCCCCAGAATAACTCCGGAGGAGAAATGACTTTACCATTTATGTGTGACGCAGATTGGATAGAACTCAGATTTTCTGATTCGTTTACGTATATGGGTCAGTTGACTATCACAACTCCTCAACCTTTACTTAATGCTAATTCAGTTGCCGCTGGAAATTGTGATATCCAAATTTATGCTTGCGCTGAAGATGTCACTATAACTGCTCCTACACTTAGAACTATTTTACAATCTGAGTTTACTCAGGAAGATGGTGCTATTTCAGGACCGGCTTCATCTGTAGCATCTATAGCGGGAAAGCTTAGTAAAGCACCAATCATAGGTCCCTACGCTAAAGCTACTGAAATGATAGCAGGTGGGATCGGTTCTATGGCCAAACTATTTGGCTTCTCCGATCCTCCTGTTATTAAAGACTCTATGCCTGTGAAACAGCATGCTTTCCCAGCTCTTGCTGTATCTGATGTTTCCGTTCCTATGGATAGATTAACAGTTGATTCAAAACAAGAATTGAGTATAGATCCGCGTACGGCAGGATTAGGACCGGATGATGAATTGGATATCAAGAAATTGGTATCACGTGAGAGTTTGATATGCACTGTACCATGGGGAGGAACTCAAGTAACAAATGAAAGATTATTTCAATGTTATGTTAGTCCTGCTATTTGGGATTACTTATCCGGACCTCCTGATAGAGTATATGCGACCCCTATGGCACATATATCTCAAATGTTTGATTATTGGAGAGGAGATATCATATTCAGATTCAAAATCATATGTACTCAGTATCATAGAGGGCGTCTCAGAATTTCGTGGGATCCTCAAGGCGCTAATAGAACCAATGCGGACACTATACCTGCTATCTTCACTAAAATTGTTGATATTTCTGAATCTACAGATGTTGAAATAACCATTCCTTACGCTCAAGCTTATCAATGGGCTAGATGTAGAGCTTATAGCTCAACAGAGTATTGGGTACCTGGTATGTTCGGGTCTGATCTCAAGAGTTACTTTGATAATGGTTTGATAAGTGTTAATGTAATGACAACTCAAACCTCTCCCGTTGCCGATGCACTTATAGCGATTGCGTGCTTCGTGCGTGGTGGGGATAACTTAGAGTTTGCGGCGCCCAAAACTATTTCGAATTCCATTTCTTATTATATACCTCAATCTGAATTTGAGTTAGTGGATGAAGGGGAAGTAGAATCTCATGATATGGGTATTACTAATCCGATTCCGCGTACTAATCTTGTATTTATGGGAGAAACTATACCCTCTGTTAGGAATCTACTCCGAAGAACGGTACTCTCGCGTGTCGCGAGTATACCTACAGCGTCGGCAGGAAATTCTAAGATTGTATATTTCGCTTCTTATATGTCGAGATATCCTCTTTATTACGGTTACGATTTGGACGGGATTAACTTGGCAACAGGTAGTGTTAAGTTTAATTATGTTTTTAATACACCTTATTCTCTTATTGCGCCTTGCTTCGTAGGTCAACGTGGTGGTTCCAATTGGACTATCAACGTCATATCTAATCGTAGCGTAGGTATGGTTAGAGTCGAAAGAAGAGCATTCTCTAAATCTTCCGCTTTATATAATTATACCGCCACTATATCTGATACAGCTACAGCAAGTGCTGTAGCCAGAGGTCCTCTAACATTTAGCGGGGCGGGAACAGGTGGAGCCTCAATGACCCACCAGAATAATTTGGCCGGACTGCAAGTCAGCTGTCCTCATTATTCAAATAAAAGATTTGTATCCACAAGTCCCAAATATGCCACTTTAGGTTACGCCTACGGTGGTTTAAATCCAGAAACGGATAACATCGCAGTCGAGGTTTGGTTAAATCCATGTGATGCTTCAAGGAATATTACTTCCCAAGAAGCAGCAACTACTGTTTACTTCAATCATGAAGTAGGCATTGATTTTAACCTGTTTTTCTTCTGTAATGTGCCAACTATTTACATAGTGGCTATTCCAGCTTCTGCTTAGGCAACCAAGCCCATGAGTGCATGGTTTGCCGAGTCACCAGTCGGGGGTGGCGCACTCTAAAAGACGACATAAGTCTCTTTTAGAGACTTATACTCGGTCAGTTTTTATTGTGTCGGAAATAACTACTTTAATATCTTTATATATATATATATTGTTTTAAGATAGTTTAC